CCCAGACAGCATACCGCCAAGCATTGCGAGATATAACAGATAGTGCCACATCAATACATGATGTATCTTGGCCGGAGAAACCATAATGCCATATATAGGAAAATCCCCAGTAAGCGGTGGGTTCCACAAGCTGGATGCCCTTACTGCCTCTGCTACAGATACCTACGCTCTTACGCTAGGTTCTGCGGCATACTATCCAGAGACTGCCAATCAACTGCTAGTCTCTCTCAACGGTGTTATCCAAGCACCGCAAGATTCGTTCACAGTATCAGGCAGCAACCTAGTATTTGACAGCGCACTGACAGGCAGCGATAGCATCGACTTTGTTGTGGCTCTTGGTGATGTGTTGGGTGTGGGTAGCGTTACCGATGGTGCTATTACTACGGCTAAGATTGGTAATGGTGCAGTGACATCAGCAAAACTAGCTGGTTTAACTCGATCAGATATGCCAACAGGCTCTATTCTTCAAGTTAAGAGTGCTACCAAAACAGACAAGCAAGATACAGCTAGCAGCACTCCACAAGATATTACAGGTTTAAGTGTATCAATCACACCTACCAGCGCATCAAGCGACATACTTGTTAGATGCGATATAAACTATGGTGGTAATGTAGATGTTTATGGTGCTTTCTTTGTTAAAAGAGATGCCGCAAATATGGTAGTAAGCACTGCGGGTACAGGCCTCCAAACAAATTCAACTTTTGCCGTTGGTGGTGATTCCAGTAATCACCAGTATAAAATGAATGGTGTGTCACATACTTATTTAGACAGCCCCGCAACAACAAGCGCAATCACTTATAAAGTGCAGTTTGCTTCAATGTCTGGCAGCATTAATCTTACCGTGAATTCCCCTCATATCACAACTAACGGAGTTTACATTATTGGTGGCACATCTACAATTACCGTTATGGAAATAGCAGGATAGGAGACAGATATGGCACTTATAAAATTAAACAATCAGTCTCTTTCCGCAGTCACATCTGCTGGTTTGCCAACTGGCAGTGTTCTGGATTTTAAACAAGCAAATGCACAAAGCGGTCAAGCTACTATCGGTATTACTGGCACAGCGGCAACAGGCGCAAGCGTTTTATATGGGGCAACTCTTGCTGGGCGTACATACGTTGAAGCACAAAGCGTTACAATCACACCTAAGTCTACTAGCAGCATTTTGTATTGTTATGGAATGGTAGGTTGGACATCAATGAATGCTACTTCCACAATGGGTCACGGTCAGATAATAACCTTAAATGACACGACTGCTATAGATAACAGTGATTTCCCGCATTACATGCACTCTGCCATCACTTCATCAACAGGGTACTATTACCCTTCAACATTTGTCGTAGGGATATTTAGTCCAGCATCTACAAGCGCACAGACAATTAGACTTAGACCGTTTGTTTATGTTGAAACCCCAAACACCGCCCAAGGTTCTTTCAAAGCTTCAGGATTATTCGTAACGGAAATCGCTGGCTGATGAAGATGTCACAGGAAGTTACACCAGAGTTGCGTGTAGCCTTGGAACTTGAGGCTCACGAAAAGGAGTGTGCAGTTCGTTATGCGTCTGTAGAAGACAAACTATCAGGCTTAGACAGACGCTTGTGGCGTTTGGAAGCAATGATAATGGGGTCAACGGTGGTTATCGTTGGCCTCGCTGCATCCCTGTTAATGAAGCTATAAGGAACTATCATGGAACCTATCAGTACTACCCTCGCAGGGATTGCATTAGTTAAACAGAGTGTGGACTTTATTAAGACACACATTAGCACTGTTCAAGATATTGGACAAATAGCAAGCCAGATTGATGACCTGTTTACAGGTGAAAAACAAATCCAACAAGCCAGAAACAAGAAGTCTGGTACAGGACTTGGGGATCAGTTTGGGGTAGATACTGTAGCTAAAGAAGTCATAGACGCTAAACTCGCAGCAGAAAAGTTGCAGGAAGTAGCCACTATGGTTGACATGAGATTTGGTCACGGTACATGGAAGAGTATCTTAGCGGAACGTGCTAAAAGACTACAGGAACAACGAGAAGCTGAGGCTAAGGCTAGGCGATATAAGATACAGAAAGATAAGGAATTTGAGGAGACTATGAAAACTGCTGTGTTAGTTACTGCTATCCTAGCAATAGCCATAGGTCTTTTTATAACCGTTATGGTTTCTGTAGCGAAAGCGATGAGTTATGTTTAAGACACTAGTACTAGCTTGCAGCCTGTCTGTACCCACGGACTGCTGGGAGTTTCACGATACACGTGGCCCCCATGCAACATACGAGCTATGTCAGAAGAGAGCTTACACGATGGGTAACGATATTATGGAAATGCAGGGTAGAGATTTAGAACCTAAACAATTTAAGTGTCTTCCATTAAAGGGACAACAACTATGATATGGTCACTTATGCTAACTGCTTGTATGCAATCAACCTGTGTAGAACAAAGTATACAATGGTTTGAAGACAAGCAGGAATGTATAGAGTATAAACTTTTACATGAAGAACTACCCAAGGATGGTAACTGGAGTACAGTTGATTATGAGTGTACACTAGTAAATGGGTTAGAAACTTAAGGATAACAGCTATGATGGGTGTATTACTACAGGGATTGTTTGGCGTAGCCAGCAGTGCCGTAGAGGGCTTTGTTGAGACAAAGAAAGCCAAAGCAAAGCAGAAGCTTGTTAAGATTGAGGCAGAGACTAGCCTTATGGAGAAGAAGATTTCTGGTGAGATTGACTGGGATAAAGCAGCAATAGATGGTGCAAAGGATAGCTGGAAGGACGAGTATCTTACAATTCTGTTCAGTATACCACTGCTGCTATGTTTCTTACCCTTTACCGTGGAGTACGTAGAACGAGGCTTTGAGGCTTTGTCTATGACACCTGACTGGTATCGTTATACCTTAGGTATCATCGTATCAGCAAGTTTTGGTATTAAGGGTGCAACTAAGATGTTTGGAAAAAAGTAATGAGCTTATATGAGAATATAAATAAACGTAAGAAGGCTGGTACTAGCAGACCTAAGAGTAAGTCTACTGTATCTGCCAAGTCCTATGCCAATATGAAGGCTGGCTTTCCTAAAACAAACAAGTATAAGAAGAAAACATGAGCTTAATTGAACAACTTAAACGCCATGAGGGACTCAAATTAAAACCTTACAAATGCACAGCAGACAAACTTACAATCGGTGTGGGAAGAAATCTAGAGGACGTGGGGATATCGGAAGAAGAAGCAGAGATGCTACTACAGAACGACATCCAACGAGCCACTGTGCAGATACAAACAGAGTTTCCGTGGACAGAGCAGCTAGACGAGGTACGTTTCGCAGCCCTTATCAACTTTACCTTCAACGTAGGGATAGGAACAGTAGGCAAGTTCGTAAACGCAATGGCTCTGCTAAGGGACGGAAGCTACGATACGGCAGCAGACGAGTTCCTGAACAGCCGCTGGGCTAAACAGGTAGGCCAGAGAGCCGTAGATGTAACGGATCAAATTCGTACAGGAGAGTGGAAGTGACAGAAAAACAACTGATAGACAGCTTGCATGAGGCTGTCACCCAAGAGCTACTACTTAGAGTACGTGGTGGGGAAGCTACAGCTAGTGAACTATCAGTGGCTGTTAAGTTTCTTAAGGACAATGGAGCATCCTTGGATGTTATCATGGCAGAAAGCCCTATGGCTAACCTTCTTAATGACCTGCCGTTTGAGGTTGGAGAACAACTACAATGAAACAGGTAGCTCACAAGTTAAATGAAAGTTCAGAAGTTACCATACCCCTACGCAACTTGATTAGCATGATTGCTTTTACAGCCGTATCAGTTTGGGTTTATTTTGGTTTGACAGAGCGAATATCTTTCTTAGAACATAATCTTGAGCTTACCATGCAAGAAGTAGAAGAAAACGATAACTGGATAGATGAGTTTAAGCCACCAAAGTCTGTGCAGGATACGGTCAAGCGGGTACATGATCTGGAGATTGAGATAGAAAAACTTAAACTAGTAGTAAGTAGTCATAATGACTAAGGTTCCTGAACAACTTAAAGACTTTAGAAACTTTACATACTTGGTATGGCAGCACTTGGGATTGCCAGAACCTACCCCTATTCAGTACGACATAGCACACTATCTTCAGGACAGCCCTAAGCGTTGTATCATTGAGGCTTTCCGTGGTGTAGGTAAGAGTTATATTACTGCTGCCTACGTTGTACACCAGCTACTGCTAGACCCACAGCTTAAGTTTATGGTTGTGTCAGCGTCTAAGGCACGTGCTGATGACTTTTCCACCTTTACACAGCGCATTATCATGGAACTGCCTATATGCCAGCACCTAGTCGCTAAGGAAGGCCAGAGATGGTCTAAGATAGCCTTTGATGTAGCCCCTGCTAAAGCCTCTGGTAGCCCCTCAGTGAAGTCTGTAGGGGTCACAGGGCAGCTTACAGGTAGCCGTGCAGACATTATCATTGCTGATGACGTAGAAGTCCCTAACAACTCTATGACACACATGATGCGGGAGAAACTTGCAGAGACTGTCAAGGAGTTTGACGCTGTTCTTAAGCCTGACGGTAGGATTATATACTTAGGAACTCCTCAGTGTGAGATGTCCCTGTACAATGCCCTACTTGCACGTGGTTATAAGATGAGAGTATGGCCTGCAAGATACCCTAGCCTAGATCGCGCAGAGAAGGCTTATGGGGGCAGGTTAGCTCCTACGCTGTATGATTCCCTACAAACTAACCTAGAGGCCGTGTATGGGCTTCCTACAGACCCTAAACGATTTGATGATGATGATTTACTAGAAAGAGAACTAAGTTATGGTAGAAGTGGCTTTGCTTTGCAATTTATGTTGGATACTTCACTATCTGATGCAAACAAATACCCCCTTAAACTAAGTGACCTACTTGTATATAGCTGTGATAAGGATACTGCACCTGAGAAACTAGTGTATGGTATCTTTAAGACCCTTGAAGACCTACCGAATGTAGGGCTAGCAGGGGACAAGTTCTACGCTCCTGAGGACACTGTAGGACGTACAGAGTATCAGGGTAGCGTACTAGCCATTGACCCCTCTGGTAGAGGCTCTGATGAGACAGCATACGCTGTTGTTAAGATGCTTAATGGTTTCCTGCATGTTGTAGATGCTGGTGGTGTCGCTGGTGGCTACTCAGACAGTACACTACAACACCTGTGTGACTTGGCTAAGATACACAAGGTTAATATGGTACTAGTAGAGAGTAACTTTGGTGACGGTATGTTTACTGAGCTACTGAAGCCCTACCTACTCAAGACACATCCAGTGACCATAGAAGAGGTACGCCATAGTAAGCAGAAGGAACACAGGATCATTGACACCCTAGAGCCTGTAATGAACCAGCATAGGCTTGTTATAGACCCTAAGGTTATCCAGAAGGACTATGACAGTGTACAGTCTATGCCCCCTGAGAAGGGTATTAAGTACATGCTAACCTATCAGATGACACGTATAACAAAGCAGCGAGGAGCGTTAGCACATGACGATAGACTTGACGTTCTTGCTATGGCAGTGCAGTACTGGACAGACCAGATGGCTGCTGACGCAGATACAGAAATACGAACAAGGAAAGAGGAACTCCTAGACTTTGAGCTTGATAAGTTCATGTCACACCTTAACATAGGTCAGAAGGAGAAGGATGTAGGGGGTTGGGTGGTACTATAATACCGTTCCGAAGGTTCCCCTATTGACTAGACCCCCCTAAGATATATATAGTAGGTAGTAGTAAGTAGTATCTTTAAGTACCTTTAGGATGTTATAGGATACTTAGGACTACTACTTACTACTTACTAACTCCTTATTAACCTGCTTAAAGAATAAGGCAGTAGTGTGTATGACCTAAAATACCCTAAAAAATCTGAGGGGGTATATAATAAGATCAGACGCGCGATTCCCCCCATGATGCGCGATGCCTTATAATCTTAGCCACGCCTAACATTCTTCTGGAACCATCAGAAACCTTGGCATCCTTTACAATCTTAGCCACGCCTAACATTCTTCGAGTTCTTTAAGATTTTAAGCATTGCCTGTGTCTCTCTCTCTATCTGTTCTTGCTTTGTTCCTAAAAATCCTACAAGTCCCAGAACATACCATGAACAAACCACTAGACACTTTAAGTATATACACGAGCATGTCAATTCCTTGACACCTGTCAACATTCTGACGCTACAAGTGTCAAATATTAGTCGTTTACTTTCTCAATTATTTCATGCTAGGTTTAAGCATCGAAAGAAAACGTACCGACTTACTCGCAAGAGCAATAGCAAGAAACTTTCGATAGGCCAAAAGAAAGCGCAAGAGCAGTACGACTAACCTTGCTAGGCCATACGAATAAAAGAATAGCCTACCGAATACGAATATGACTAGACAGACTAAACAGAATATGTAAGACTAAGAGAATAGAAGAACACATCGAAGCGGATAGTACCAAGGTACACAAAGCGAAGCTTCTAACTACTAAGGCTAAATACCTTAGAAAGCATGTCCATGAAAGTGCGGGCTATAGAACCCGATTTTAGTGGAGGCGGTGCGGGTCAAGAGTGCTTAGGCCAAGCTAGGGTGGAGTCCGATAGCAAGGACAAATCCCTAGCTGTTACAAGGTGCAATGGTGTACCTATAACGCTAGGAGTAGTAGCATGAAAACCAAGACAATTAAAGTACTAGGTAAGACAATGGCAGTATATGGCAAGCGTCCAAGAGTTAACAAGTATCGCTTCGGCATGTCCAGTGGCTCAACATTTATGGGCTTTCATACAGGACTTGTGAGCCGTTACTTGTCTTTTCCTATGTTAGCAAAGCGTAAATTTGGTGGTGTTAAAGACATTCAACAAGTCTATTGACAAGCCAAGGGCAACGGTATTATTCTCCCTAAATATCGTTGTACCTTGTAACAGCTAGGAGTAGTAACCATGAGTGTAAGGAATATCCTTTACTGGTATGGGCAGTCTAATGAGACTGAACGTGCCTTTGACTGGTATAGTGATGCACTAGAGCAGTGCCGCAAGATAGCAGTGCATTACGATATGCCTGTTTATAGGGTGGTGTCGGTAGTAGCAGCACTATCGCCCAACAATAAGTGGGAACGCAATGTAAGCAATGCCTATGACTTGATAGGTGCATACTTGCGGGGTGACCATATGGAGACTGTTAAGGTTAGTACCTATAACAAGATGAAAGAGAAGGCATGGTTCCTGCTATCTGATAGGCCAACCTATGACGAAACCAAGGTGATCCTATCAGGTCAAAAGATAACCTGCTTCTTTGAGAATATCATGGGCGAGGATACCTGCACCATAGATGGACACGCTAGGAATATCTTTTACAATGAGCGAGTAGGTCTGACTAATGACAAGACCAACATAGGCAAGAAGGAATACAGGCTACTACAGGCAGCATATGTCCACGCAGCCAAGAAGGTAGGCATCAAGGCATACGAGATGCAAGCCATCACATGGATGGCATGGCGTAGGCATCATGGGATTGTATAGGGGATTGACATGCTAGACATTCTAATAGTATTTATATTCATGCTAGGTATCACTGGCTTTGTATTGTTGATAGCTAGTTTCATAGCAGCAGTTTGTAACGACTACTTTGAGGGGTAAGACAATGAGAACAACACCACACATGCTAAAGACTAGACTGTATCGCATCAATAGAAGACTAGGTACAGAGTATTGGCTAGGCAATGCGCCTCACTATGGGGGCTGGGAATTGACAGCTAATAAGGGTAGCACTACCATCTATGGTAGGGTTGCACCACGTGAGATGTTAACCTATCTTGATGGTTTAATTAATGGCATTGATATGATGGAAGGGGCATACAAATGACACTAGAGCTAAACACAAAGGACTATGACGAACCTAAGGAATACCTAAGGGAATGGCTGGGGGTACTGCCGCACTGGGTGCATGAGTTTAACATGTACAATGGTGATGACATTGTATCCTTTATGGATGGACGCTATGGCTATGGACTGCACAAGTTTGAGGGTGAAGTCTTGTATGATGGGGCATACCGTAGTCAGTATGATGAGGATGAAGACTTGGCACATATAGGTAGGATGGCTACATCTTTTGGCTATGTATATTTCTATCCTTATGGTATGGTGGCACTGCCTACTACTGATGGACACTATGTAACGAGGATGGACTAATGGGAATGTATATAGACACGGCCTACCCTGACATAACTCAGGACGCTAGGCTTTCAAGCATACTAACCAAGATGAAGGCACTAGCAGTCCAGATAGAGGACGCTGAGTGGGAAGGGCAGGATGTATCAAGCATGAGGCAGCAGCTATCAGGTCTAAAGTCTAGGCATGATGATGGTGTCACATATGAACCACTGTTTTAGGAGTAATACTATGAGTTTATATCCAGACCTAGTGAAAGTTTACAAAACTAAAACTAAACCACTATATCAAATTGCTATAGTTAGAGAGGGCTGGGGTTGGTTGTATACTAATGAAGAACTAGCTGCTGATCGCTTACACTTACAATATAGAGACAAAGAAATGAAAATTCTCTGTGAAAATTTTAATATGAAACCTGTGTATGGTACTGATGCTAGCGTTTGTATTTCAGTTTGGGAAACTGATGAGTGTTATACCTTTGAAGGTGAAGCAGAAGCTCTGTCCTTATATAAAAGACATGAGGAAGATTGTCCTACAGTACAGGATAACCTAACAGTAAAGCATGTTAGGTTTTTACTAGATAAACTATGGACAGAATATCAAGAAGAAGCTGCCCAAGATGACTGGGTGGATGAGTATAATCAAGGCACTTATAAATGAGGGGTAATACTATGTATGAAAGAATGATAAAGCCTAATAAAATAATGACAGCGTTGAGAAACCATGCTAATGGAAACATAGATTTACATAAGACCAATATAGCTGTGTACTTAAACAATCCGGCTGGTATTGGCGAACACTCAGACATCATGGAAGCTATCCAAAGCGAACTCGACAAGATGGCTGTCCATCAGGATCGACTTGAACTGATAGACCTTATCAGTTATGACAATGAAGGAGACTAATGATGATAACACCTAGACCACCAGAAAAAACATGGGCAAATGCCAAGCTATATCGCTGTGACCTATACGATTCACGCTATCCTGTATGTGGCACACGCCTAGTGTGGGTCAACGTAGGCTGGAAGTGGGTGCGACTATGCACACCAGTACAGCATGACAAGTGGAAGATCAGACGCAGTGAGTGGGACAAGATACCACATGAACTATTTGTAAAGGAGATTTGTAGTGACTAGATGCACACACATACACCTACCACCTGACAAGGGCAACGACTACATCCTGTCAGTATCACAGTCAGAAGAAGACTATCTTGAGGTACGCCTGATGGTCTATGTACCTAACAAGCGGGGCTATGTACTAGAGGGCAACACACTACAGGTCTATGATTTACATGAGCTATTTGAGATAGTCTATGAGGCCATCGAACATGGCGAGTTGTCTATCTTTATGAACTACTATGAGATAGAACTTGACAGTAGTAACGACAACGTGGTAAGACTAGCAGTAGATAATGACTGGCCTGTTGACAGGGCTGATGACTAATGAAGATAACACCAGTACATAAAGCAGTGATGCAATCAAGAAGGAGACAGTCGATGCAGGATGCACAGATGAACGCTTGGAAAAACTGGGCTAACAAACGTAACACATATGATGATGCCTATGTACTAGGTTATGGTGCAGGGTATCACAAGGACAAGTATGTTAACTCATATGATAAGGATACTGAGGCACAGTACTGGATCAAGTTCAAGCATGGCTACACAGCAGGTAAAATGTTACGAGTAAAAGAAGAAGGGGAAAGTATCTAATGATTATCTTGACAGTATTTGTAGGGTTGTTTATGTATGACAACGCAGAGTTCTTTGCTACAGCACAGGATAATATCCAAGCTGGGTATGAAGTGAAGTATGTAGGTAAGCAGAATGTAAATCCTGACGTACCTAGCCTGTCTGTAGGAGACAAAGTATTCTTTACGATGGGGAAACCAAAATGAGTATGGGCTTTAAGACCTGCCCCTACTGTAACAAGGGTGAGGCAGAAGCAGTATACGCTATTGATAATAAGATAGAGTGGTTCTGTATTGAGTGCCTAGCTGAGTGGTCTGAGGATGCTGATGAGTATGAGATCATTACTGCCCAGCAGGAGTGGATGATGCGTTACTATGGAGAAGAGTGATGAGCTTAGTATTATATGGTATATATTTAGGGATGCTAGCAGTAGCAGTATATGGTTACCGTACTAACTTAGAAGAAGTTATTGGTAAGCAGATGATGCTAATGATACTGATGATGGTAGCAGGTGTAACAGGTATCCTAACTAGTAATCTTTAGGGGGCTTAACCATGAGGGGAACTTTAGAAACTCAGTTATCACTAGAACAAGAGATGATAACAGCAGGTATAGAACGATACCGTAAGGATTTAGACAAGGCTATTGCCAGTAAGTCTGAGTCTCGTACCCAACATGGACAGGTCATTGTATCACGCACTGTTAGTGCTGTTGCAGCAGGAGTAAAGGAACTAATAGACAACCCTAAGTCCAACAGGGATATAACTTACGGTCTTATTAAAGACATGAAGGTAGAAGAGGTAGCCTACCTATCACTGATTACCCTGATAGATGGTATCTCACACAGGCAGGGGCTACTGTACCTAGCACACATCATTGGTGGTGCTATTGAAATGCAGGACAGACTAGACAGGTGGGTAGCAGATGAGGGTGACGTAGCACGTAACACCATCAAGCTGGCACTGAAGAAGTCTAGTAATGCTAGACGCTACGGCCTGACACACAAGATGAACAAGGATGGGTTCAAGCATACTGAGTGGAACAAGTCTGACCGTATCCACGTAGGCTGTAGGATGATAGATGTAGTCGTAAGAACTACAGGTCTAGTAGAGTTACAGAAGCAGAGGTCAGGCAAGACCAAGACTACCACAATTGTTAAGGCTACCTCAGAGACTGAGGCATGGATCAATGGCTTTAGGCAGTACACTGAGACAGCAAGGCCACGCTTTGCACCCTGTCTCATAGTACCTAAGGACTGGACAAGCGTAACAGGTGGTGGATACCACAGTGATTACATACCAGAGCTACCGATAGTGAGGCGAAGATGAGTGTAGGTGAACAGTTAAGAAGACTAGAGGACGCTGAGTTAGGTCAGGAATACTCATGCCTTAACGCACTACAGCGTACTGCATGGCAGATCAACAAGCCTGTGCTACAAGTACTGCGTACTGTATGGGATGGTGGGCAGCAGTGGGGTAAGCTACCTGCAAAGGATGACCTACCTCTACCCATGTATCCCTTTGACAAAGACCCTAAGGAATTGACTGGGGCAGACAGAGAAGAGTTTGTGCTATGGTCACGACAGCGTACTGCTATCTACTCCCATAACAATCGCACCGTGAGCAAGCGCATACAGGTTGAGCGTACACTGCAAGTAGCTGAGGACTATGCCAAGCATGATGAGTTCTATTATGTATGGCAGAATGACTTTAGGTCACGCAAGTATGCTAGCTGTACCTTCCTCTCTCCTCAGTCAGCAGACTGGAGCAAGTCACTCCTTACATTTAGTAATGGCGTGGCTATCAACAACTGGGATGAGGCACGGTGGTTGTGTATTCATGGTGCTAACCTGTATGGTAACGACAAGATCACACTAGACCAGCGTGAGTCATGGGCATGGGACAAGTCAGATGAGTTTGTTCGTATTGCTGAGAACCCTTACGATAATCTACTGTGGCTAGAGGCTGACAAGCCTTACCAATTCCTAGCATGGTGCTTTGAGTTTGCACAGCTAGTACGGCAGGGCTGGGGTTACATCTCAACCCTACCTGTGTCAGCAGATGGCAGTTGCAACGGCTTACAGCACCTCTCAGCCATCCTAAGGGATGAGCGTGGGGGTAGGGCTACCAATCTACTACCTGCCACCCAGCCTCAGGATATCTACACTGAGGTAGCAATGGAAGCTATGGCACGTGTGATGAACGAGGACACAGAGATGTCACGTCAGTGGAAGAGGTTTGGTGTCTCTCGTAAGCTAACCAAGAGGCCAGTGATGATCGTACCATACTCAGGTACTAAGCACTCATGTAGAGCCTACATCCAAGAGGCTATGGAAGAACAGATCAACGATACAGGTGACAATCCCTTTGGTGAAGACCTGTTCCCTGCAAGTGTATACCTTGCTAACTATGTATGGGATGCTATAAGTAATGTGATCGTTGCAGCAAGCAGGGTGATGGACTATATCAAATCAGTAGGAGATGTATATGCTGACGTAAACAAACACATGGAGTGGGTCACACCCACAGGCTGGCTAGTGTTACAGTCATACAATAACACAACAACCAAGCGCATCAAGACACACATCAATGGCGAGATAGTCAAGCTTAACATGCTTGAGGAACAGTCAACAGTATCACGCAGACGTACAGGTTCAGGCAGTAGCCCTAACTTCATCCACTCTCTGGATGCAGCAGCTATGACCAAGACCATCAATGCCTGTGTGAACCGTGGTATCCTAAATTTTCACATGGTACATGACAGCTACGGCACACACAGTAGCCTGATGCCTATGATGTCTGACCTTATACGTCAGGAGTTTGTTAGGATGTACGAGGAGCATGATGTGTTGACTGAGTTAAGGGATCATGCTATACAAACTTTAGGTACAGAGGATGTCCCTCTGCCACCAGCACTAGGTGACTTAGACATACGCAAGGTACTACAGTCTGAATACTTCTTTGCTTAGTCTAAAGTTCCCCTATTGCCATTTAACCAAAAGCTTAAGGAGCTTACATATATGGAAACGAAACACATGAAGATACAAGGTTCAGCAATGTGGGCAAAAGTAATGGAGCCTGATACAAAGTTTGTGCCTGAAGGACAGTACACTATCAAGGTAGTGATGCCTGTCACAGAAGCAGCAGAATTGTGTGAACAACTAGACAGCTACGCAACCCAGAAGCTAGCTGAAGTTGTCAAGGAACAGCCGAAACTCAAAGCTGTCCTGTCCACTACTCCAGCCTACACCACTGAGTACGATGAAGATGGTAACGATACTGGTAACGTCACGTTCAACTGTAAACTCAAGGCAGTGCAGGTACTACGTGATGGAACCAAACGAGTACAGAAACCCTTTGTCTGTGACTCAAAGGTTAAGCCTATCAACCCCGACACTCTAATCGGTAATGGTTCTAAGGTGATTGTTAAAGTACAGCCCAACCCTTACATGATGCCAGCTACTAAGACTGTTGGTGTATCCCTAAAGATGCTGGGTGTACAGGTCATTGACTTGGTAGAGTACGGTATGCCTACCACTAACCTCTTTGATGAAGAGGATGGTTACATTACCCAAGCAGTTGTGAAGGATGATAACCAAGAGATGTTCAATGATGTAGATGATACCGCTGATGCTAAAGACCAAGGGGACTTTTGAGGCAAGGGTCATCGAAGACCTTAACGAGCGTGGCGTTTCATACCAGTACGAGCCAGACAAGATGGCCTACTATGTGGAACGTCACTACATCCCTGACTTAGCAGTAGGTAATATGATCGTAGAGCTTAAGGGTTATCTTAGACAGGATAGCCAACGCAAGATGAAGTCAATCAAGGCACAGTATCCCGACTTGGATATCCGCTTTGTATTTCAGAAGGCAAGCTCTACCATACAGGGTGCTAAGAAAAGAAAGGATGGGTCTAAGATGACCTGTGGTGAGTGGGCAGACCGACAAGGGTTTGTCTGGGCAGAGGGTACAATACCAGAGGAGTGGTTGTAATGAGTGTCATTGACACAGTAGAAGAGATTGTATCTGAGGTTGATCTACAGGCTGAGTTTACTAAGAATGGCCTGAGCTTCTCAGTTTACATGGATGACTTGGAGTTTCACGAAGCAGTAGACTATGATGACATGGCTTACATGATGTGCCAAGATGCTGACAAGTATCCTGATCCTGAACTAGCTAGGATTGCAGATGGGTTCCGCATGATGTCTACAATCTTAGAGGAAGAGTTGGATGCAAGAGGATAGTGAGTTCATCAGGCATGAAGCCTGTCCTCACTGTGGTAGTAGTGATGCTAATGCTTTATACAGCAACGGTAATCACTACTGCTTCTCTTGCCAGACACTAACCCCTGCTGATGGGCAGGAGATACAGGAGATGGTAATGCCGAAAGCAAATGCTAACTTCCTAGAGGTCACGCCCCAAGCTTTCGGTAAGCGTAGGATCAGCGAGGCTACATCTAAACACTGGAAGTATGGTGTGTCTGAGTATCATGGTAGTAAGGTACAAGTAGCCAACTACTATGACGATCACGGTACACTACAGGCACAGAAGGTACGCTTTCCCAACAAGGACTTCACCGTTATCGGTGACTTAAAGAAGGCTGGCCTGTATGGTCAGAACCTATGCCGTGATGGTGGTAAGATGATTACTATTGTCGAGGGTGAGCTTGATGCCCTGTCACTTAGCCAAGCCTTTGGTAACAAGTGGCCTGTCGTTAGCATACCCTCAGGCATAGACAGTGCTAAGAAAGCTATTGGACGTTCAATCGAATGGCTTAGTAAGTACGACAGCATCATCCTTATGTTTGATAATGATGAGGTAGGTCAGGCTGCTGCACTTGATGTAGCTTCTATCCTTCCACCCAACAAGGCTAAGATTGCCAAGCTTCCCCTCAAGGATGCTAGTGATATGCTACAGGCTGGACGGACAGAGGAACTAATCAATGCAGTGTGGGGTGCTAAGACATTCCGGCCTGATGGTATCGTGTCAGGCATAGACCTGTGGGATGTGGTTACATCAGTAGATGAACGTGCCTCTATCCCATACCCATACACCGGACTCAATGAGAAGGTGGGTGGTTGTCGTAAGGGTGAGATCGTCACGCTGACAGCAGGATCGGGCATCGGGAAGTCTCAGCTAGCACGTGAGCTAGCACACAGTCTCATTAAGAATGGTGAGACAGTAGGCTACATAGCACTAGAGGAGAACGTAAAGCGTACTGCACTAGGGCTTATGTCTATTGAGATGAACAGGTTGCTACACCTACAGAGTAACGAGGATGTATCAACAGAAGAGATGAAGGAAGCCTTTGATGCTACCGTAGGTTCAGGCAGGGTGTACCTGTATGACCACTGGGGTAGTACCGACAGTGACAACCTACTATCTAAGATACGTTATCTTGTACGTGGTTGTGGTTGTAACTTCATTGTCCTAGACCACATCAGTATCGTGGTGTCAGGGCTAGAGGGTGGTGACGAGAGGCGTATCATTGACAACACCATGACTAAACTGCGAGGTTTAGTTGAGGAGTTGAACTGTGGTATGATCCTGATCTCACACCTCAAGCGTCCATCAGGTGACAGAGGACATGAGGATGGCGCACAGACATCACTTGCCCAGCTACGTGGTAGTGCTGCTATTGGTCAGCTATCCGATATCGTTATCGGACTTGAGCGTAACCAGCAGGACAAGGACAACTCTAACATCAGTGATGTCAGGGTGTTAAAGAACAGATGGTCAGGGGATACAGGCATAGCCTGTCACTTGGCTTACTCAGTAGATACAGGAAGGATGACTGAGACATACTGGGACGATGAGGATGAGGTAGAGATAGACTTTTAACTAGTGCGGAGACACAGTATGGAATACATATGGGACTTAGAAGCAGACAACTTACTTGATGAAGTAACTCAGGTATGGTGTCATGTCTTCAGAGATGTTGACACTGATGAGGTACACACCTTTGACCCAACACAGACGCAGGAAGCCTTGGACTTTATGGACAAAGCAAAGACACTCATTGGTCATAATATTACTGACTATGACCTGCGTGTGATAAAGAAACTACATGGCTACACCTACAAGGGTGAGGTTATTGATACGTTGGTATACTCTAGAACAGTATGGCCTGATGTAAAAGAGATTGACTTCAAGTTAAACAAGAGGGGTAACTTCCCTCAGAAACTAATAGGCAGTCACTCACTTAAGGCATGGGGCTACAGGCTAGGAGAATTAAAAGGTGATTTCAATAGTGGCAGCGAGAGCTTTGCAGCATATACCCCTGAGATGCTCGACTACTGCATCCAAGACACAGCAGTTACAAACAAACTGTATCGTAAAATTATGGAGAAAAATTTTAGCCAATTGGCACTAGACCTAGAAGCTGAAATTCATACCCTACTACTACAACAACAAGAGCATGGCTTTGACTTTAATGTACAGGAAGCTCAGGCTCTTTACAGTAGGCTAGCACAACGTAGGTCTGACATTGAGGATGAGTTAGTCAGTACCTTTGAGCCTACTATCATTGAACTAAAAACAAAGACCAAGACTATTCCATTCAACCCCGCATCACGTATGCAGATTGCAGACAGACTAATGAAGCGTGGTTGGAAACCAAAGGCGTTTACTGACAGTGGTGAACCTAAGGTAGATGAGACTGTGCTGTCTGGTATTGATATGCCAGAGGCTAAGTTACTGAATGAATACCTACTGTTGAATAAACGCATAGGCCAACTAGCTACAGGTAAGCAAGCATGGCTGAAGATGGAGAAGGGTGGAAAAATTCATGGACGTGTCAATCATATGGGTGCTGTCACCTCTCGTTGTACTCATTCTAATCCTAACACAGCCCAGATACCTAGCGTTGGTGCGCCGTATGGCAAGGAGTGTAGAGAACTATTCATCTCTCCTAGCGGGTATAGTCTACTTGGTGCTGATGCTTCTGGTCTTGAGTTACGCTGTCTCGCTCATTATATGGCTGCTTATGACGATGGATCGTATGCTGATGTGGTCTTGAATGGTGACATTCATACTGCTAACCAGATGGCTGCTGGTCTTGAGTCACGTAATCAGGCTAAGACATTCATCTATGGATTTCTTTATGGTTCAGGTGATGAGAAGACAGGCAAGATCATAGGCAAGGGTGCGAAGGAAGGTAAGGCAATCAAGCAGAAGTTCTTGAAGAAACTACCAGCCCTCAAGTATCTTAAGGATGCAGTATCTAAGGCTGCTGATGAACGAGGCTGGGTCAAGGGATTGGATGGACGTATCATTCCTATCCGACACAGCCACGCTGCACTAAACACTCTACTACAGAGTGCTGGTGCTATAATCTGTAAGACATGGTATGTGTTTATCTCACGTGCCATTAAGAAAGCCAAGCTGGACGCACAGATTGTAGCGTTCATCCATGATGAAGTTCAAGTAGTAGTAAAGAAGGGACAGGAAGATGAGACAGGGCGAGTTATTCTTGAGTGTATGCGGGACGTTGAAAGACACTTCAACTTTAGATGTAGACTTGACAGTGAGTACAAGTACGGAAGTAACTGGGCAGACACCCACTAAGACTTGTAACCATTGTGATGTAGAGTTAAATGATAGTAACTGGTACGAGGGTTTTCAGAAGAACAGGCGTTATATGTGTAAGCCTTGTACTAGAGCCTACCAGATACCCATTGAACGTGCTAGGAACTTAATCAAGAAGATTAAGAAGGGAGCCTTAGCTAAGTTTGATGCTGTCAAAGAAGGTGATGTGTACATCATAACTAATACCGCTTGGCCTGATTGGGTTAAGATTGGTAAGGCTATCCTTGCTGAAGATAGGTTGAAAGATTATCAAACCTATTCCCCATTTAGAAACTACAAACTAGAACACAGTGTATTCTTTTCTGACAGAGCAGAAGCTGAACGTGAAGCTCATGTGATGGCTGAACTAATTGGAGAGAAGAAGAACGAGTGGTTTAACATCACAGTAAAGCAAGCAAAGGATATCATCAATGGACTTTGATTTTGTATGGAAGCTAATACTAACCTGTTCGTTTATGAGTGTTAGTATTTGTCTAAGCATTAAGTGGATTGTTGAGGCATACCTAGACTACATTCAGGTACAGACAGGGCTACATATCCTAAGGAAACATGAAAGAAAAGAGGAGATAGATGATGACCCTACTGCTTATTGATGGTGACATCATTGCTTACAAGGCTGCTGCATCTGCTGAGACACCCATCAATTGGGGTGATGGTCTGTGGTCACTACATGCCTTTGAGCCTGATGTCGAGGCACGACTAGAGGATCAGATACACAAGTTAATGGATGCTCCTGCTCAGGATTGTATCATTACACTAAGTGATAAGGCTAACTTCCGTAAGAATGTAGCACCCTACTACAAGGCTAATCGTAAAGATACACGTAAGCCTATGCTACTTGGCTGGGCTAGGGAATACCTTACATCTAAATACAATACAATTATGTACAGGAACTTGGAGGCTGATGATGTTCTTGGAATACTGGCTACTAAAAATCCAGATACTATTATCTGGTCTGAAGACAAAGACCTACTCACTATACCAGCAAAGCATTGGATTAATGGTGAACTGGTTACGATCACTGAAGAAGAAGCTCACTACAATTTCCTTTTCCAAACTCTGGTTGGGGACAGTACAGATAACTATAGCGGCTGTCCAACTGTTGGCCCCAAGACTGCTAATAAACTTTTATCATCTGGTTGTACGTGGGATACGGTGGTTGCTGCGTTTAAGAGTAAAGGTTTATCTGAAGACGTAGCACTAGAGAACGCAAGGCTAGCACGTATCCTACGTGATGGTGAGTACAACACAGAGACAGGAGAAGTAAAGCTATGGCAACCACCTTTGGCATCCCTCTAGGGCATGAGCAATATATGAAAGCTAAAGCAGAAGAGCTAGATAATAAAGATAAAGACATGGTTAATAGTCCTGCTCACTATGCAGAGGGTGAGATTGAAACCATTGATTACATAGTAGATGTACTAGGTGAGTATGAAGCTATTAGCTACTGTCATGGTAATCTTCTCAAGTATACAGGTTCACGCTTGTGGAAGAAGGGTAATCCTATTGAAGACGCTGAGAAAGCTGCATGGTATCTGGATAAGATGATTGAACTAATGAAGAAAACTAAAGGAGTGAACTGGTAATGATGAACTTCTATGAGTACCAGATTGGTGCATTGAAGACAGCCGTGTATCCTAAGAAGTATGCTGTATCCTATGCAGCCTTAGGTCTTGCTGAAGAGGCAGGTGAGGTGGCAGGTAAGATTGCTAAGATGATGCGTGATGGAATACCAATGCAGGATCAGAAGCAAGCTATTGCAGCAGAGATGGGTGATGTACTCTGGATGCTGGCTGCACTAGCACATGACTGTGGCTTATCACTACAGACTATTGCAGAGATGAACGTAGAGAAACTAAAGAAACGACAAGAAGCTAATACACTACACGGAGAGGGTGACAACAGATGAGTAGCAATTACCTACCAACAGACTACCAAACATTCATTGCTACTAGCAGGTATGCACGATGGCTAGAAGAAGAGAACAGGCGAGAGACATGGCCTGAGACAGTGCAGCGATACATCAACTACATTTCTACCACTGGTCTACCAGCTAAAGACCTAGAAGAAATTGAAGAAGCTATCATTAGCCTTGAGGTCATGCCTAGCATGAGAGCCTTGATGACAGCAGGTGTAGCAGCAGACCGTGACAACACCTGCATCTACAACTGTAGCTACTTACCAGTAGATCACATCCGTGCCTTTGATGAAGCTATGTTTATCCTACTGTGTGGTACAGGTGTAGGCTTCTCAGTAGAGCGTCAGTCTATTGCAAAGCTACCTGAAGTACCTGATGCACTAGACATTAGTGATGATGTCATTGCAGTTAAGGACAGCAAGGAAGGCTGGGCTAGGGCTTTGCATAAGCTACTGTCACACCTCTACTCAGGTGACATCCCTAAGTGGGACTTGTCTGCTATCCGTCCAGCAGGTGCTAGGCTTAAGACCTTTGGTGGTAGAGCTAGTGGGCCTGAGCCTCTTGATGACTTGTTTAAGTTTGTTGTGGCTAAGTTTAAGGGTGCAGCAGGACGTAAACTAACTAGCATTGAGTGTCACGACATCATGTGTAAGATCGGTGAGGTTGTAGTTGTGGGTGGTGTACGCCGTTCAGCTATGATTAGTCTGTCTAACCTCAGTGACGGACGCATGGCACATGCCAAGTCAGGTAGCTGGTGGGAGAACGAGGGTCAACGTGCGTTGGCTAATAACTCTGTAGCCTACACAGACAAGCCTGACATGGAAGGGTTCATGCGTGAGTGGTTATCCCTAGTAGAGTCTAAGTCTGGTGAGCGTGGCATCTTCTCACGTGTAGCAGCCGACAAGCACGTAGAGATGAATGGACGTAGAGAGACAGGACATGAGTGGGGAACCAACCCTTGTTCTGAGATTATCTTGAGGCCGTACCAATTCTGTAATCTAACAGAGGTTGTTGTTAGGCAGGGTGATGACTTAGAAAACTTACGGCGTAAGGTTCGACTGGCTACCATCCTTGGCACAGCACAGTCTACCTTCACTAAGATGCCGTACTTACGTAAGATTTGGCAGAAGAATACAGAAGAAGAACGTCTGCTTGGTGTATCACTAACAGGTATCATGGACAACTACTTACTATCTAAGACTGTTGATAGTAAAAAGTGGTTGAAAGAGTTGAAGGCACAGGCCATTGATGTCAACCGTATCTATGCTGACAAGCTTGGAGTACCTGCTTCTGCTGCTATCACCTGTGTTAAACCATCTGGTACTGTGTCGCAGCTAACTGATACTGCTTCTGGTATCCACGCAAGGCATAGTGAGTACTACATCCGTACTGTGAGGGGTGACAACAAAGACCCACTAACACAGTTTATGAAGGACAGTGGTATCCCTGCTGAACCATGTGTGATGAAGCCAGACTCTACCACAGTGTTTAGCTTCCCTACTAAGTCACCCTCAGGTGCTGTCACTCGTAACGATATGACTGCATTACAGCAGTTAGAACTATGGAAGAACTACGCACTACACTGGTGTGAACACAAACCATCTGTGACTATCACAGTCAAGGATGCAGAGTGGATGGCAGTAGGTGCGTGGGTCTATGAGAACTTTGACATATGTTCAGGTATCTCATTCCTACCACACAGTGACCACAGTTATGCACAGGCTCCCTATCAAGAGATTGACAAGGAACAGTACAAAGAACTTAAGAAGCAGATGCCTGAGTCTATTGACTGGGCTGCTCTATCCCTGTATGAGAAGGAAGATACTACATCTGGTAGTCAGACACTAGCCTGTACAGCAGGTGCATGTGAGTTGGTAGATATCTAAAGTACCCCTATTAGCGAAAGTTTGATAAATGAAAGTATTAGGTAATGATTTCAACATCACTGACGGACTATTAAATACGTTATTAGAACTGTATCCAAACAAACTTCCGCATAATCAAATTACCCCTGAGGAGCTTGGGTTCCTTAGGGGGCAACAGTCCGTGATACAGAAACTAGTTGAATTACAAAACCAAGATTATGAGGAATTTTAAATATGGGTGGAATGTTCAGACCTAAAATGCCAGCACCCCCACCACAGGTAGCACGTCCAGTTACAGCAGTACAGAAGACACCTGACTTGGAGATGGCTGACGAAGAAACCCCAGCAATGGGTATTAAGAAGAAGCAAAAGGGTAAGAAACAATTAAAAGTTACAACTGATACATCCTTACAAACAGGCAGTACTGGTTCGGGACTACAGATAGGGCAGGGATCATAACATGGGTGCTGTAAAGAAACCAATTAGAAAAATTGCACGTGCTGTAAAAAAGCAAGTTAAGAAAGCAAGCTATGCTGTACAGGGTGGTAAAGCAAAAGCACGTGGTACACCTAGTAAACCTGCTTCAGTTACTGCTGCACCATCTACAGCCGCAGCTAAACAACAAGAAGAAGAAGTAGCAACTACAGTAGAAACAGGTGCAGGTGTACAACGCCGCAGACGTAGGGGCAAGAAGGCTCTCGTTTTAGGTCAGGGTTCAGCACAGGTAGCTGGTGCTTCTGGTGGTACTGGTTTAAATATACCTAAGACTTAAGATCACAAGTGTTGATTATGAGGTACAATAAATGGAACAAGATGTAGGTACAGTAGCTAAACGCTACAGCCAACTAAATGGAGAGAGAGATACTTTCCTAGAAAGAGGCCGTGAGGCGGCGAGGCTTACTATTCCTACTCTTTTGCCTGAAGAGGGTCATAGTAGTTCATCTATCTATGCGACACCATATCAGGGCATTGGAGCGAGGGGTGTAAACAACCTTGCATCTAAGCTTCTTCTCGCCCTACTACCACCTAACAGTCCATTCTTCAGGCTGACTATTGATGACTTTGATCTACAACAGATCGCAGGTGATAACCGTGGTCAGGTAGAAGAAGGTCTAGCACGTATTGAACGTGCGGCAATGCAAGAGATTGAAGGTAAGTCAATCCGTGTACCCACCTTTGAGGCACTAAAGCTGCTTATCGTTACTGGTAATGCGCTGGTATATATGCCAAAGGAAGGTGGGATGAAAGTATTTAGACCAGACCGTTATGTTGTTAAGCGTGACGCAATGGGCAAGGTACTAGAGATTATTACCAAAGAGACTATGGCTCCTCAGACACTACCTGATGAGGTACGTGAACAACTACCACCATCAGAAACACCAGTTAAGAGCCATGATCTATATACAAGAGTGACTCGCACACCCAAAGGCTTTGAGGTTATCCAAGAAGTATCTGGGATATTGCTTGAGTCTACTAAGGGTATGTTTAAGGAAGATCAAAACCCCTTCATTCCACTACGGTTTATTCGTATTGATGGTGAGGACTATGGGCGTGGCTTCATTGAGGAATACATTGGTGACCTACGCAGCCTAGAAGCTTTGACTAAAGCTATCGTACAGGGCAGCGCAGCCTCAGCAAAGGTGTTGTTTCTTGTACGTCCTAACGGTACTACAAAGACTAAAGACCTTTCTGCCGCACCTAACGGTGCGTTCCTACAGGGTGACAGTAATGATGTGTCTACCCTACAGGTACAGAAGGGTGGTGACTTCCGTGTAGCTCTTGAGACTATGCAGATGATTAACGACAGACTTGGTGCTGCCTTCCTACTTAACTCCTCTGTACAAAGATCAGCAGAGAGAGTGACAGCAGAAGAAGTACGCTTCATGGCACAGGAACTAGAGACAGCTCTTGGTGGTGTATACTCTATTCTGTCTCAGGAGTTCCAACTACCCTTGATTAATCTACTTCTTAACTTGCTTCAGAAGCAGGGTAAGATGCCTAAGATGCCTAAGGATAGTGTCAAGCCTACAGTAGTAACAGGTATTGAAGCACTAGGCCGTGGGCAAGACTTGAACAAACTAGCTTCATTCTTACAGTATCTTCAGCCACTAGGCCCAGAAGTTATTGCTAATGAAATGAACCTAGGTGACTACATTGATAGACTAGCTGCATCACTTGGTATTGATACCTCTGGACTTATTAAGTCAGAAGAACAGAAGGCTCAGGAACAGATGATGCAACAGCAAATGATGCAACAACAGATGCTGGAACAGGCGGGGGCAGGTGCATTGCAGAAAGCAGCACCAGCAATTGCGGGAGCAGTTGACCCAGAACAAGTACAACAAGCTATGGAGCAAATGAGTTAAATGGCTGAAACCGTAAACACTTATCAAGAACCTGCTGCTGAATCTCAGGAGCATGTAAACGAAATGTTAGCTAAGGTAGAGGGAACTCAACAAGACCCTGAACGTCCTGAGTGGCTACCTGAGAAATTTAAATCAGTTGAGGAAATGGCTAAGGCATACTCTGCATTAGAGGGTAAGCTAGGCCAGCCTCAGCAGGAAGAACAAGAAGAAGTTGATGAAGACGTAACAAACCACAGTGCCTCTGAAGTATCAGAGGTTCTTGGTGCTAACGGCATTGACTTTGACGTACTACAGCAAGAGTACGCAGAACTGGGTGGACTGTCTGAGGATGCTTATGCAGCCTTGGAAGAAGCTGGGTTTCCTGAAGCTGTAGTAGATCAGTGGATTGCTGGGCAAGAAGCTATGTCCCAACAAGTACAATCTGAAATGCACTCCCTAGTAGGGGGTTCAGAACAGTATCAAGAACTAGTAGGCTGGGCAGCGGATGCTCTACCTGACAATGAAATTGATGCTTTTAATGCAACTATGGAAACGCAAGACCCTAACTTGATTAGGCTTGCTATTCAAGGTCTTAATGCACGGTATCGTTCTGAGGCTGCACCTAACCTTATTGAAGGTAGTACAGGCGCAGTATCCACAGGCGGGAAGTTCTCTAGTAATGCAGAATTAACTGCTGCTATGGGTGACCCTAGATACGCTAAAGACCCCGCCTACAGACAGCAGATTGCTGATAAGTTGGCACGGTCTAGTCTGTTCTAACATTGTTGCATGGGGTTGGGGGATATATTGCTTCCCCCTTCCTTCTAGTTACATTACGGTGTGCCTAGAAGGGATTACATCCCAAAACCTTACAGGAATGTGCAATCCGCACTGTAGGGTGAACAAAGGATTGTTAACTCTAACTAACACGAAGCTAAACATAACAAACGATTACCCCTGACCCCTTGCGAGGGACAATCTTGGAGAAAGGATGTAGTGTAATGCAGAGTGTATTTCAACTCACATTATACTCACTAAGGAGTAAT